CAATGCGGTCTAGGCTCTCCGTAGACGCATCAGGGTGCTGCTTACGCAGCTTCTTGATGCGCTTGGCTACCTCGATGTCGCACCACTGCTGGGGGCCTTCCTGTAAGGCCTGACGGGTCAGGGGCGGCAGGGCGTCGTAGGCATCCCACCGCGCGCTGAGTTTGTGGCGGGTGAAGCGGGTGCGACCATTGCTCATTGCACAGACCCCTTGGTCAAAGCGTGTAGTGCAGCAATACCGCGCTGGAAGACGGCATCGCCATTGGTTTCGCAGTTGCTGACAAACGTGTCGATCCGGCTTCGCAGCGGGGCCAGCGCAGCTTCGAGGGTGGCGGCAACCTCGCCCACCAAGTCGTCGCTATCACATCCGCCTGCGATGTCGGCGTGCTGGTCCCAGACGTCGTTGAGCAGGTTGCAGATGCGCTCCAGGCGCTGCGCGGCGGCGACAAAACGCTCGGCGGGCGTCTCGTCGTGCTCGGCGGCGTAGGGGCTGGCAGAGTGGTTCATGCGGAAATTGTCGGGATAGGGCATTTGAGTTCTCCAGTTATTGAGTTATCGGCGTCGTTGCCTGGAACCGGTGTAGCCCCCGGCTCCAAAAAAGAAAAGAGCCTTTTTGGAATTTTGTAAAAATTATTTTTGGCTTGCCGCTCGTTGAATGCCTAGACCAATCAGATACGGAATGGCGGGCACCACGGCGTTACCAAGGCATCGCAGTCGGTCCACCCGCTTGGGAACCCCATGAGCCACTCGACCCACGTCGGGTTCAGGGGGCCACCAACTGCGTTCGGTAGCTGCATGCCAGATTTCTTCTGAGAGAATGCCAGGCGGCTCTTGCCTGTCGGGTTGTTCGGGTGCCGCCAATCCCGGGCGCAAGGCGTTGGGAACAAAGCTATTTGACGCCCCAAGGTCAGAGTGATGTGATTGCCCGTCTTCGGGTCGTAGACTCTTTGGCCCCGCTTTGGGGGGCCTCCGTCCGCAGCCTGAAGTGTCTCCAACCACGCCCGTGAAGTTCCCGCCTGCTGCGCTGTCGGTGTACGAAACATTTCGGAGCATCCCGATGACCCAGAGGCGATCTCGGCGGTGGGAAGCGCCAAGGGCTCCCGCCGGTATACAGTGCCATTCTGCATCGTACCTGAGCGCATCAAGGCCCCTGAGCACGTCTTCCAGTCCTTTAGATCGAAGGACTGGGGAGTTTTCGATGACGACGAAACGCGGCCGGGCTTCGGAGATGACGCGGTGCATTTCGTACCAGAGGCCGGATCGGGAGCCTGACAAGCCTGCGCCTCGTCCTGCGGCGCTGATGTCTTGGCAGGGGAAGCCCCCGGCGATGATGTCGACTGGTCCAAATTGATCACCTTTCAGCGTTGTGATGTCGTCGTGGATGGGTGTGCCTGGGAAGCGGGTTGACAGCACCCTGCGAGCATACGGGTTGATTTCGCAGAACGCGGCAGTCTCGATGCCTGCCGTGTGAAAGCCTACAGCGAAGCCTCCAATGCCAGAGAACAAATCGAGGCAGCGCATCAGCGCGCGCCCCGGGCAACAGCACGAGCGGCTTTGAAGTTTGCCGTAACTGTTTGCCAATTGCAGGCGATGGGCATGCCAACCTCTTGAACGGCTTCCAGGGCGGGTTCACGACGGCCCCAGTAGTCGCCCCGCATGATGGTATACCAACCAGCCAGGCCCTGCTTAGCAAGGCCCTCAGAGCACTTCTCAATTTCTTCTGGCGTCGGTGCATACGCCCGGCCCAGCGTCACATGCCTGCCGTCTTCGGCAATGATGAGGTAGCGGGTTTCTGCGTGCCTGGTCATCTGAGTTATCCTTTCTGAGGCGTCGTTGCCTGAAATCTGTTTACCGGCAGGCGATAAAAAAGAAAAGTGCCTTTCGACCGTTTTTCGAAAAAAAATTATATGAATTTCGAAAGCCCGGGTGAACGCCCGGTTCCGGGCTTTCGATCCGGGCTTTCGCTTGCAGCACTTACGACGCGGGTTGCTGGAGGCGTTCCCGGCACTAGCCGGAACGCCGCAGGCAACGAAGTGTCTAGGACGTCAGTCACAAAATTATATGAAATTCGAAAGCCCGGCTTTTTGGTTTTCCTTTAGGCCGGGCGTTCAAATCCGGGCTTTCGATTTGGGTATATAGTCATAAATTTTTGAGGAGGCGTTTAGAGCCTAAAATGGCTCTAAAATGAGCCCCGCATTGCCCGGTTTGGGGTCCGGTTTAGGGTTCCGGTGGGGCGAAAGCCCGGATTACAAAAACGCAATCCGGGCTTTCGATTGCATGAATTTGATGGGTGTTCGGTAAACGGAAACGCCGCCCACCGGGGGTGGACGGCGCTGCCGGGGAGTTGTCATTGCCTATACAGGGCACAACGCCGCTTGCTGTGAGTGTGCGATAGGCTAGCTCCGTTGTCTATCGTTTGGGGTGAAATTTGATAGACGAAGTCGGTTGCCTATCATCGGAGATAGGCTAGCCGCGTTGTCCCTAACCGACTGCCCTTTTGCGATAGACAACGAAGGGACCCGGCCAAGAATGCCCCATCATTGCCGCTTGATGCGATGCAAGGGCTCGCGATATGATGGGGCATGCCAGATATTAAAACGATAACGCGACGCAGATCGGGGCCTGTGGCGGTTCTAGACAGGCCCGATGCTGATTTCGATATTGATCTGATTTGCGACATGATTACGACGGGGTCGTCGTTGACGGCTGTCGCCAAGGAAATTGGCATTCACGCGGCTACTTTGATCCGATGGCTTGAAGATGACCCTCAACGTTCCGCGCGTGCGCGCGAAGCTAGAGTGAGGTCCGCTAGAATTTGGGATGAAAAGGCGGAGCGCGTTATTGCTGAAGCGCCCGACAAGTTTGAGTTGGATCGAGCGCAGGCTCTTGCGCATCACTATCGATGGCGTGCGAAGGCCATCGCGCCGCGCGATTACGGCGACAAGGTGCAGCAGGAGCACACGGGCGCGGGTGGTGGTCCTATCGCCATCGCAGCGGTTGACCTGCGGAACCTGAGCGATGCCGAACTTGAGAGTATGAACTCGCTCATGGCCAAGGCGTCGGGCACGCCGTGAACAAGCCGCTCACCCCCGCTGTCATGCTCGACATGATCCGGCGGGAGCAGGAGCGGCGCGCGGCCAGCGCCAGCATGTATGAGTTCGTCAAGCAGAGCTGGCACGTCGTGGAGCCCGGCGTGCCGTTCGTGCCGTCGTGGCACATTGAGGAGATATGTGAACATTTGGAGGCGATCACCGCCGGGCAGCTTCGCAAGCTCTTGATCAACATCCCGCCGCGCCATTCGAAGTCCACTATCGTCAGCGTGATGTGGCCGATGTGGGAATGGCTCACCGACCCGGCGCACAAGTATCTCTGTGCCAGCTACAGCGGCAACCTGAGCATCCGCGACAACCTGAAGGCTCGCAGGCTCATCCAGTCGCCCTGGTATCAAGAGCGGTGGGGTCATCTCATCAAGCTCAGCGGTGACCAGAACGCGAAGCAGCGTTTTGAGAACGACAGGACTGGCTATCGGCTCGCCACCAGCGTGGGCGGCACCGCGACCGGTGAGGGTGGCTCCCGCCTGATCCTCGATGACCCTCACAGCGCCCAGGAAGCGCAGAGCGATATGATTCGCGCCAGCGCTTTGGAATGGTTCGACATGGTCTGGTCGACCCGCCTGAACGATCCGAAAAAAGACGCCATGGTCACAATCATGCAGCGCCTGCATGAGCGCGACATCTCTGGCCACATCCTCGAGGACATCGGTGGGTGGGAGCATTTGATGATCCCGGCTGAGTGGGATGGTGTGCGGCGTAAGACAGTGTTGGGTCCGTACGATCCGCGCCAGACCAAGGGCGAACTGATCTGCGCTGAGCGTTTTGGCCCCAAAGAAATCACTGAACTGAAACAATTGCTGGGCGTGTACGGCACTGCCGGTCAGCTACAGCAGGACCCGACGCCAAGCGCAGGCGGCATTCTCAAGACATCTGAGATACAGCTATGGCCCGCCGACAAGCCGTTGCCGCAGTTTGAGTACATCCTGCAATCGTACGATTGTGCATTCACCGAAAAGACAACGGGCGATCCGACAGCCTGCACGGTATGGGCGGTGTTTACGCATGGCGGTCAGCGCAACGTGCT